GAGTCATTCGGTCTTCCTGCCACTGCTGATCTTATGTTCGCTCTTATTAGTACGGAGGAGCTTGAGGGGTTGGGACAAATAATGGTCAAACAATTGAAGAATCGATACAATGACCCGACTTATAATCGTAGATTTGTGATTGGAGTTGACCGAACTAAAATGAGATTATATGATTGTGAACAGGCTGCACAAGATGATTTACTTGACAGTGGACAGGAAGTAGAGTATAATGAAGAAGATAAAACAACAAAGAAATTTGCCGAGTTTAAATTTTAAAAATGTCTGGAGATTACAACACACATAACGATCAACAACCTAATATAAATTACACAGATCATACCGTTGACCTTTCTAAGTACGCTATATTCGTGGATGGTGTCACATCCGATCCCAGTAAGGATTATCAATCTTTTGTTGAAAGTTTGGATGACCTTGACGGACAGGGTTCCAATATTCACAGGCTTCTTACTGCTGCTGTTGGTGTTAGTGCTGAAGGTGGTGAGTTTATGGAGATCGTCAAGAAGATGGTTTTCCAAGGTAAGCCTTGGGATGACCACAATCGAAAACATCTTGTTATTGAGTTGGGTGACGTTATGTGGTATGTAATGCAGGCCTGCATGGCACTTAATATTACACTTGATGATGTAATCGCTGGTAACGTAGAGAAGTTGAAGAAGAGATATCCAGGCGGAGAGTTTGATGTATTTAAATCTGAAAATCGTGCAATAGATGATCTCTAAATAGATAAGATAATATTTTATAAAATAGGATGGCGAAAAGAAACGAAGGAGATATCATGGAGGGAATATTCTCCATAGGTCTTGCTGACTTATTTGCTAATAATGCTGTAAGTAGAGGTAGAGTTAATACTGTCCGTGCAAAGATAGATACAAAATTATTTCAAACAGGAGCTTTTAATTATAATTATTCATCAAAAGAAGTTCCACCAGACCCAGATATTGTTGCGATTAATTTAAGTGTAAGATTAAAACAAGGATCAACTTGGGAAGCGTATGGGCCTGCGTGGAAGATGATGTATGATAGAGTTGGTGATATTGGTAACTTAGATAATAAAATACAACAAATAATTGATATTTTAAATACAAACTATCGGGAAAGGATTGTCAAAGCAAAAAATAAATGGTTGCAAAATAATGAATCAGATGAGGTTGTGGTTGATATTATTGCAGATGGTATGGAGGGCGAAAAAAGTAAGGGTGTGCTTAAAGGTGATGTCATGATTAAAATTAATATGAATGGTGAGAATGTTATTGATGAAGAGATGATTTTTTCTATAAAGTCTGGTAGTGCAACAGTTCAGGGTGGAAGCCCTCTTTCAGGGTTATTAAATATCGTTAATATGTTGGGTATTAAACTGTCAGATAGGGAAGCTAGATATCGTGAACTTCTTGGAGATTTATTGGCCAATGCTAGAACAGAAGCTGAAAAGAGAGCAAAGGCGAAGTTAAGCACGATGTTTTTTGAAGATGTAATGAAAGGTATGGATACTGCATCTAGATCTAATCCAAGAAAATTTAAGACACAGATGTTTAATATCTTTAGGAGTGTGACCTTTGGACAAGATTTAGCTGACGTAATTGATGTTGATAAAACAACTATCAAAGAAACAACTCCCGATTATATTAATCAGTTAGAGTCAACAACAGGTAATTTAAGAGTTGAAAATGCTCCATCTGGATATGGTTTATATGGTGGAGCGGTAACTGGTAGAAGAATTTTTATGACAGGCCCTAATGCACCAAAAGGACATCTGTTGCAATTTAGATTTAAACTTAGAGCAGGTGGTTCAGTATATAAAGAGTTAAAGTTGATGATGATACTTGGTGGTGGTGCATATATACCGAAAGAAAAGAAAAAGAAAAAGTAGATTAATAACAAATAGTGTGTTATAATAAAAATAAATAAACTTAGTTACTTGTATCACATGATTAACTTGCGTGAAGACATCTTAAAGAATCAAATTACATACTACAATGGTCTGATTGCTAAACATCAACAGAACGTTGAGATCTATCTCAATCAACCTGTAGGTATTGGTGAACATTCAGATGTCATGTCAGCAATAGAGACAGAGATTACTGCTATTGCACAAGCACATGAGAAGATAGAAGTTATAAATCATTACTTTCTTAACAGATAGTGAAAAATACACACCTCGAACACTTAGAAGATAATATATTGAATGACGGTTCTCAAGGAGGCAAGGAAGCAATTGCATTCCTTCGTTCTCTTGGAGAAATGTTAGACCAAGGTAGTGCAGAAGCTCGTATTACTGTCAAGTGGGATGGAGCGCCTGCAATAATTTGTGGTATAAATCCAGACAACGAAAGATTTTTTGTTGGAACAAAGTCTGTATTTAATAAAGTAAGTCCAAAGATTTCATACTCCGAAGAAGATGTAGATAATTTGTATCCGCCTGGTCAACTTGCAGAAAAATTAAAAGATGCATACAAATATCTCTCTACACTTTCAATACCAAATGTTGTACAGGGAGATTTATTGTTCACAGATGATAAGTATGAAGCCACGATAGGTGGTGAAACATGTATTGCATTTCAACCAAACACAATTGTATATGCAGTTCCAAAAGATAGTACTATTGGAAAGAAAATAGAGGAAGCAAAATTCGGTATCGTATTTCATACTCAATATAATGGAAGAAGTTTAGATACCATGAGTGCAAGTTTTGGTGGTATTAATATTCAAGGAAATACTGATGTGTTTGTAACTTCATCTGATTTTAAAAATGCATCAGGTGAAGCAAACATGACTCGTGCTGAGAAAACAACTTATACAAATTTAGTTAACAAAACAGAAGGTTCTTTAAAACAAGCATCTCGTTTTCTCGACATGATGAAAACAAATAACATGAATAAATTTACCTTGAGTATCATGTTTAAAACTTTTTTCAATCGATATGTTCGTGAAGGTAAAAGTTTAGTTGGTGCTCGTGCCACTGCGAGAGACTTTGCACAATATTTTTCAAATGCTTTAGATAAAGAGATTGACTCTAAGAAGATGAAATCAACGAAAGATAAATACTTAGAGCTTAAGAATAAAGGCCTTAAATTTATTAATGATAATCAACAGGCCATATACATGACCGTTGCATCTTATATGAATTTACAGTCTGCGAAAAATTTTATGATTCGCAAATTGCAGAAAGTGAATACATTTGGCACGTTTCTTAAAACTCCAGATGGTTATCGTGTGACAGCTCCCGAAGGATTCGTTGCAATCCGATCAGGTAGAGCTCTTAAACTTGTAGACCGTTTAGAGTTTAGTCGTGCAAACTTTACAGCAGACAAGAATTGGGATAAAGGTAGTCCCATGCCCGCACCGAAAATATGAAAAGTTTTACATCATTCATAGTCGAAGCAGTATCTTCACAAACAGTTGCAAAACCTGATCCAGATAGAGATGAGGCGGACATGACTGTGGCTTTTGGTCGTTTCAATCCACCCACAACTGGACATGAAAGACTTTTGAATAAAGTAAAACAGGTTGCTGGTAAAGGTAATTATGAAATCTATCCATCAAGATCAAATGATCCTGATAAAAATCCTTTAGATCCAGACACAAAGATTGGATATATGCAACAAATGTTTCCATCTCATGCGAAACATATTATGAACAATCCAAAGACAAGAACGATCTTTGATGCTTTGAAAGGTGCGAATGAACGAGGTGCAAAGTCTGTGAATATTGTAGTTGGTCAAGACAGACAAAAAGAATTTGAGAACTTAGCAAACAAATATAACAATAATCTTTATAAATTTGACCGTATTAAAGTCATATCTGCTGGAGACCGTGACCCAGATGGAGAAGGTGTAAGTGCCATGTCTGCATCTAAATTAAGAAAAGCGGCTGCGGATGATGATTATGATACGTTTAGGGGTGGAATACCAAAAGCATTAAAGGATGATTCAGCAAGAAAATTATATGATACCCTCAGACAGGGAATGAAACCTAAGAAGAAAAAACAAAATGAGATGTGGAGGATTGCTCCTAAGTTTGATTGGAAGAATCTTCGTGAAAATTATATGAATGGAAACATATTCCGTGTTGGTGATATTGTAGAGAATGATAATACTGGTTTGATTGGTAAGATTATTCGTACAGGTGCGAATCATATCATTGCAGTGACTGAGGAAAACATGATGTTCAAATCATGGATTAAAGATATCACTGAGAAGTTCACTGAGGTGTCTGGTGTGCCTTCAAATCAAAGAGAAGTTGGAACAGATGCTTTGAGACAATACACTCAGAGACTCTCTCATAATCCTATCATCCTTAATTTTATAAATAAATCTAGAAGAAAACGTGCGAAGAGTAATGCTTAGTCAAAAATTACAAAATGACTTGATGACTGCGTATCAAAAAGTCTACGAAGAAAAGAGAGGTCACGCTGCTGGTTCTGATGATACTGAAAAACAGGCATCACAGTTGGCTTCTGATGTGAGATATAAAGCAAAGGGAAAAGTTCCCGAAGGTGCAACTGAGGAAGAGAGAAGAAAAATATTTTTACAGATACTTAGTGCATCACCAGCGCCTGCTGTTGTAAAATCAATGGCAAAGGATAAACTTTTAGGTGAAGAAGTAGTTGGTGATAATTTGGAAGAGGCTGGTGCGATGGGAGCAGTCATGAGAATGAATAAAGCATCACAGGCAACAAAAGCAGCGGCTGCAGCAAAGAGATCGCAACGTGTTAAAGGAATAAAGGATGCAGTTCTTGGCACAACAACTGCTGGAAAAATGACTAGAGTTGGTGCTGTTGCTGGTACTGCGGCATATATGGCGGGAAGAAGTGATGAAGCAGGAGCAAATATTAAAAGAAGTAACACATATAGATCCTTAGTTAAAGGAGGATTTAAACCAGAATCAACTCCAAAACCATTAAGTAGTCAAGCTGTAAAGTATGAGGAAGCGATGTTGGAAGATAAAAAGATGTCTAAACAAAGTGATGATGATCTTTCTGCAGCACATAAAAAGTTTAGTGGTATGGATCAATCAACTCCATCTAATAAATTCATGTTAAAGAGGATAGAAAAA